ATGTTATTAGGTAATGTTCTTGATCTTGGAGTACCAAGTGACAGTACAGTTTCACTTGCTAAACTAACAGCTACTGGAACTAAAAACTCTACAACATTTTTAAGAGGAGATAATACTTTTGCAGCTCCAAGTGGTGGAAAAATTTTACAAAGTATATCAGCAGTAGTAGCAGCAGCAAGTGGAACAAGCACTATTCCTTTTGATAATACAGATCCAGCAGTTGGAGAAGGAACAGAAATATTTTCACAAAACCTTACTCCAGCTAGTTCAAGCAATAAAGTTCGTATTACTGGAGTTATAAATTGTGGAGCATTAGGACAAGACTCTAGTAATGGATTTGGTGTAACTATTTTTAGAGATAGCACTCTTGTTGGTGCTTATGCTTTTCAAGATTGGACAGCATTTACAGATGGAAGTTATGCAATTCCAATACACATAATAGATGCTCCATCATCAACTTCAGCAATTGATTATTCTATAAGAGTTGGAAACCTTTATGACGCTTCTCACAATACTACTACTTGGAAAGTAGGTGGAAGTGCTACTGGGAGAGGAGCTAGATTTAATGGCAAGCTAGCATTAAATACAATCGAACTAAATGAAATTTCAGGATAACAGGAGAAAATATGGCAATAAATAAACCAACAGCAATACAATGGAAATATAATATTCAATGTGCTGAAGTAAATGGAGAACTAAAAGATTTTTCATCTTCTTTAACTGAAGAACAAATTAATACAGCAGTTTCAGAATATGAAACACATCTTAATTCTATTAAATATAAAAAAGATAGAGCAGCAGAGTATCCATCTATTGTAGATCAATTAGATGACATTTATCACAATGGCATAGATGGTTGGAAAGCTACTATTAAAGTAACTAAAGACAAATATCCTAAGGAGTAATCAATGGCAATCAAAGTAGCCAATAATCAATCCTTGACTGCGATTACAGCTTCGTTAAACAAGTTTAACAAAGAAGTGGAGATTCTGTAATGTCATTAAATTTTGCAAATAATAATTCATTATCAGCAATAACAACTAAACCAAGTGGTTTAAGTGGTGGAGCATTAAACCTTATCTCTACACAAACTGCATCAAGTTCAGCTACAATATCTTTTACATCTGGTATTGATAGCACTTATGATGAGTATGTGTTTAAATTTATTAATATACACCCACAAACACAAGCAAATCCACCTGGAACAGATGATATAGGTTTTTTAACTTTTCAAGGCTCTACTGATACAGGTTCAAGTTATGGGGTTACAATGACATCAACGTATTTTTATGCAACACATAGTGAATCTGGTAGTTCAGGTTTTGGATATTCAACAGGAAATGATTTAGCACAATCTACAAACTTTCAAAGAATTTCACCAGAAATAGGAAATGATAATGACCAATGTGTTTCTGGTACTTTAACTTTATTTAATCCTAGTTCTACTACTTTTGTTAAACATTTTATAAACACTTCTCAATCCACACAAAGAACAGATTATAGTTGGAACTCCTACACAGCTGGTTATTTTAATACTACAAGTGCTATAGATGCAATTCAATTTAAAATAGATAGTGGCAACATAGATAGTGGAGTAATAAAATTATATGGCATTAGTTAAATACAACAACAATAGCATAAGTGCTGTAACCTCTGCTGCTTCAATACCAAGTGGAGCTATGACACTTATTAAAACTTTAACTGCTTCTGATTCTTCATCTTTGCGTTTTGTTCATGGATCAGCAGATGTAGATTTTAGCACATATCCTATTTATGTATTTAAGTTTTATAATATTCATGGATCAACAGATGGAGAATATACTTTTGGTTTTCAAGGAAGTATTGATGCTGGTTCAAATTATAATGTGGCAATTACTTCAACTATGATTCAATCATATCATGGCGAAAGTGATTCTGGTGGTGCTTTAATTTATTATACTGGTGGAGATCAAGCACAAGGAACAAGTGTGCAATTATTAAATGCTGGTGGTACTGGTGGCGATAATGATCAATCTTGTTCAGGCGAACTTTGGTTATTTAATCCATCATCAACAACTTATGTAAAACATTTTATGGCTGTTACTAATATATCTCAAGATAATGATAATAGTAATAATTGTTACACAGCAGGATATTTTAATACTACATCTGATATAGACGCTATGTCATTTGAACCTGGCAGAGTATCTGTAAGTACAGTTTTTCAAACAGGAACAATTAAAATGTATGGAATTAAGGATAGTTAATGAGCATAGTTAAATTATCAAATAATGGAGTAAAGAACGCAACTGCTTTTGGTTCTGCTGTAACAAGTTTAGGCAGTATGATATTTATTAAAAAGCTAACAGCTTCTAGTTCTGCAACTTTATCTTTTGTTGATGGAAGTAGTGATGTTGTTCTTGATGATACTTATAAGGAATACTTATTTACTTTTAATAATATCCATCCAGAAACAGATCAGGCTCATCTTACAGTAGGTTTTAGAGATGGTGGTTCAGCTTACGATGCTACTAAAACAACCACATATTTTCAAGCATATCATAATGAAAATGATAGTACTACAGCACTTTCATATATAACAAGTAGAGATTTAGCACAAAGCACAGATTTTCAACAAATTGCAAATACTATTGGAAATGATAATGATCAACAAACATCTGGTTATTTACATTTATTTAATCCAAGTTCTACTACATTTGTTAAGCATTTTTACAGTAGATTTAATATTTATAACGCATCAGAATATTCAGTAGATAATTATGTGGCTGGTTATTGTAATGTAACAGCAGCAATAGACGCAGTTCAATTTTCAATGAGTTCAGGCAACATAGATGCTGGAGATATTTGCCTTTACGGAATACTATAATAATGATACACAATATTAAAGGAGAAAATTATGCCAAGATATCATAACATAAACGGAAACAGAGTTCAGTTTACAGCTGAAGAAGAAACAGCTAGAGACGCTGAAGAAAAAGCTGTTGCAGATGCTGCTCCAGCTAGAGCTTTGGCTGATTTAAGAGCTAAAAGAAATAGACTTCTTGCTGAAACTGATTACTGCGCTTTATCTGATGTAACTTTAACATCTGATATGACAACTTACAGACAAGCATTAAGAGATTTACCTGCAGGTAAAGATACAGTTGCTAAATGTGAGAACGCAGTATTCCCAACTAAACCCTAATGGCTAGGCAAAGTTTTTTACATTTTACACCAAGGGATAAACCTAAGAAAAGACCAGGAAGACACAGAAAAAATTTAAACAAACAATCAACATTTAAAAAATATAATAAACAAGGAAGATAATAATGGCAGCAACAGTAGATACAGTTAAATTACAGACAGGGGCAGTTAAGCCCACATCTAGTAATCAAACTACCTCAAGTAAAGCTACATCATTGATTGAGTCTATAGTAGCTAATCCTACTATGCCAACGGGGACTACAATATCTCCTCAATTACAAAATGTAGCTACTAATGAATTAATGGCTACTCCTGGAGTTACAGGTACTACAGCCGCAGCTTTACCTACAGCTACAGCAGCACCTACAATAGCAGGAGCCACAGCACCTACAAGTACAGCTACAACAACCCCAACTGCACAAGCAGCTAATGTATATACACAAGCTGGAGTAGCAGGATCAACTCCTACTATGACTGCAGCACAAGGTCAGCTTTCTACTGGTTCAGTAGCACAAGCAGCTCAAGGTACAGTAGCCTCTGATGCTACAGTTAGAGGTCAGTTAGCTGACTTACAACAAGATGTAACTACAGCAGTACAATCGGGTAATCCTATGCCAGTATGGGCTAGAGGTGCAGCTAAAGCTACTGAAGCAGCTATGGCAGCTAGAGGTATGAGTGCCAGTTCTATGGCAGCTGAAGCATTAGCTGAAGGTATTATGAATGCAGCTGTCCCAATAGCAACAGCAGATGCAGAAACTTATAAGCAAATGATATTTCAAAATCTTGCTAACAATCAGCAAGCTGCAATTACAAATGCACAATCATATCTTAAAATGGATATGGCTAATTTATCTAATAATCAACAAGCTAGTTTATCTAATTTACAATCAAGACAATCATTTTTATTATCAGACCAAGCAGCAGCAAATTCAGCTTATCAATTTAATGCAACTAGTAAAAATCAAGTAAATCAATTCTATGATAATATGAGTGCCCAAATGGCTGAACAGAATGCAGGTAGGTCTGATGCTATGAAACAGTATTCAACAAGTGAAGCAAACAAAATTTCAGCATTAAATGCACAAAATACAGTACAAGTAGATGAGGCTAATGCACAAAGAGAATCAGCTATCAATCAATTTAATTCTACATTACAGAATCAAAGAGAGCAATTTAATGTTAACAATCAGAGAGAGATTGATCAATCAAATGTAGTTTGGAGAAGAGGTATTAATACTGCAAACACTGCAGCTGTTAATGCAGCTAATCAAACTAACGCACAGAATTTATTAAACTTATCTAACTGGGCAATGTCAGCAGCATGGCAACAATGGAGAGATGAAGCTTCATGGGTTAATACTGCTTCTGAGAATGAGCAGAATAGAAATCATAATTTAGCAATGGCTGCACTTGAAAGATCTACAGCAGTAGATT